TACATCGCCGCCAGGAACAACCGCCACAAAGCCGAACGCGACTTCAAGGAATGGCAACGCGCGGAGGGGATTCTGCTCTACTTCGACGAGGCCAAGGAGATCGCCGGTCGACCGCATGTGGCCGCCAAACAAATGTTGGAAGTGATGCCGAAAAGCCTCGCGCCTCGCTTGTTCGGCCAACCGCAAAAGGCCATCGAGGCCGCGCTTTCCGAGTGGTGTGATTCTCTGACTGAAGTCATTCGCAAAACCCTATGACTCCCGCCGCCGAAGCCCTGCGCGAGCACATCCGCTCGATCTATGCGCCGATCGATCGCCGGTCGGTGGTGGATTGGTGCTCGGATGAGGTGATCCTCTCCGAGCGTCAGACGCAAATGCCTGGCGCTTTTTCCGTCAGCATGACGCCCTACCTGCGCGAGCCGCTCGAATGCTTCGGCGACATCGATGTGACGGATGTCGTGCTCGTCTTTGGAACGCAAACCGGAAAGACCACCGCGATCCAAGCTGGGACAGCATGGCGGCTCTGCAACAAGCCGCAGCCGATGGTGTGGGTCATGCCGACCGAAGGCCTTGCTCGATCATTTTCCGAAACGCGATGGATGCCGCTCTTCGATGACAGTGCCACGCTCTCGGCTCAAAAGCCTGCCGATCGCCACAAGTTCAAAACCCTCGAGCAACACTTCAGCCGATCATCGCTTGTCTTTGTCGGGTCCAACTCACCGGCCAACCTCGCCAGCCGCCCCGCCGGTCTTCTCCTACTCGACGAGGTCGACAAGTTCGCCACCGAGACCGACAAGGAAACCAGCGCGCTGCACCTTGCCGAAAACCGCACGAAGAGTTTCGTCGGCGCCCTCCGCGTCAAGACCAGCACACCGACCACGCCCGAGGGACCGATCTGGAAGGAATACCTCAAAGGCACGCAGGAAAAATTCATGCTGCCATGCCCGCATTGCGCGGAACGCATCGAGCTACTCTGGGAGCAAGTGAAGTGGGATCGCGAGGCCAAGGCCGACGGCAAGTGGAACATGGCGCAGGTCGAAGAGTCCGCGCGCTACGAATGCCAACACTGCCACGGCTCGATCAACGACGGGCAGAAAATGGAGATGCTCCAACAAGGGAAATGGCAATGCACCAATGAATCCGCGCAGAAAGGCTTCCGCTCATTCCACCTCAACTCGCTTTACGCACCATGGCGGTCCTGTACCTTCGGCGCGCTGGCGGTCAAGTTCCTGCGCGATTCAGAAACTCTCAACGGCCTGCAAGATTTCACCAACTCAACCATGGCCCTGCCGTGGGAGCAGGTCGAGACCAGCATCGGCGATGCCAAGATCCTCGGCCTTTCCGGCAGCTACGAAGTCGGCACCTGCCCGATCGACGAGCCCGCGCATGTCGTCACCTGCGCCGATGTCGGCCAGGAGAAACAGCACTGGGTCACCACCGCCTTCGCCGCCGATGGTTCAAGCTATGTCTTGGACTACGGCACCACGCTTTCAGTCGAAGACCTTCTCCGCGATCCGCCACTGCGGTCCTATGCTACACCGAGCGGCGGTATCGTGAAACCCGAGTGCGGTCTGATCGACTCCGGCTTCGCGACCTTCCGAGTCTATGCGACATGCCAAGAGTCAGGTGGATTCTTTCACCCTGCGAAGGGCGCGAATGTCACCTTCGGCACGCGGATCAGCCGCACCACGATCGACAACTTCCCCGGCGTCGTGCTCTACACCTATGTCGACCACGCGATCAAGACCGAGCTTTTCATCGACCGGATCAAGGACCAAAAGCCCGAGCTCAAGATCCCGAAGAAAGTCACCACCGAGTTCATCGCCGGACTGAGCGGGCAAAAGCTCGTCCCGCGCAAGACTCCGAGCGGCCAAGTCTATGTCTGGAAGGATGTCCGAGATGATCACTTCATGGACGCGCTCAAGTTGTGCCACATCGCATGGCACATTTTGAAAAACGCTTGAACTGGTAAGCAGCGCTTACAAGTCCCGAAACAACTCACCCACCACGCGGAAACGCCGGTGGGTTTTTTTATGCCATTTTGACACCCGCTCGTCGGCGTGAGCGAATCCATGAAAATCAGCGGCGTGAAGTCCTACCTGCGCCGGACCAAGACCAACGAAGAGCTCGAGGCCTTGGCCGACACCGTCTTTTCCAGCGCCACCGAGGAAGTCGTCATCACCAGCATCGGCACCGAGGGCTCAAGCTCTTCTGGGCAGGTGAGTTTCCCGAAGTGGCTGCTACTCCAAGCGATTGAGGAATTACTCACCGACGGAGGTCGTGAGCGTCAGCTTGCCGCGATCGTCGACCGCTCGCGCTACTCATCGCCGCTTTGATTTTGACACCCCGAAATCAATCGTGAGCGAAATCAAAAAATCAAATCGCGGTGGCAAGCGCGCCGGAGCCGGACGCCCGAAGAAAAACGCCACGCCCAAGGCCGCTGCCTTTGAAGCAGCCGAGCACTCCATCAATCGCGGTCTCGTCATTCTCAACACTGTCGAACCCCGGCGCGAGCTTCCCGCGCAGACTCGCCTCGAGTTGCTGAAAAAAGCCCGCTGGCTTTACAACAATGTCGGCGTCGCAGCCTACCTCATCGAGCACCTTGCCCAGCGTGCCGTCGGCACCGGCATCGTCCCGAAGGCCCGCACCGCGAATGCCGAGTGGAACCGCATGGCCGAGCGCGCTTTCGAGGATCGCGCCTGCGCTGAGGCATGGGCATTCGACGCATCCTCACAGGTCAACTTCTACGGCGCTCAAAGCCTCATCCTTCGGCAAGTCGCCTGCGATGGTGACTTCTTCGCGCAGTTCCTCACCACCCAGACCGGCGGCGCTCGCGTCCGCTTCATCGGCGGCGAGGCAGTCGGATCAACCGCCGACTCATCCGACCGCTCATTCGATGGCGTGCTACTCGACCAGTTCGGCGCGCCCATATCATACCGCGTCATCACCGACCGCGCGAATGGCAAATACACCGATGTCCCAGCGCAGGACATGCTCCACTTCCGGCACATCCGCCGGGCAGGCTACCCACGCGGCGCGTCATGGCTGCACAACGCAGCGATCAACCTGCAAGACCTCTCGGAGATTCTCTCCTATACCAAGGGCGCATTCAAAGCAGGCGCGCAGATTGGCTTTTCGATCACCAGCAACGAAGCGGCCAAGATCGGCCTCGGTGCAAAGATCACCACCAGCGAAGGCGAAGACCTCAGCACCGAGCGCCTCTACAACGGCACGCTGATTCCCAAGCTCAAGCCGGGCGAGTCGATCCAGAGTTTCAAAAACGAACACCCAGGGCAATCGTTCGAGCCGTTCGTCCGCTATGTGATTTCCGAAGTCGCGCGCGGCATCGGCCTGCCACCCGAGGCACTCATGATCTTTGTCGGCGCGAGCGGCACCGAGTTCCGCGGTCTGCTCGAGGTCGCACAGAATTTCCTCGAGCGTCTCCAGCAAATGCTGGTCGACCAATTCTGCCGACCATTCTGGAAGTTCTGGATCTATCAAGAGATCCAAGCCGGTCGCCTACCATACCCCGGCGACGATTGGTGGAGGTGTGAGTTCATCCCGCCGAAGAAGATCACCGTCGACAATGGTCGCGATGGCCGCCTGTACAGCGACTTGATGGACAAGGGCTACATGTCGTGGGAGCGCTACTGCAACCTCCACGGCCTTGATGCCGAAGCCGAGGAGGACGACATCCTGCAAACCTACCTTCGCCGAAAAGCGAAGTGCGATCAACTCGGTCTCGAGGTTGGCGAGGTTTTCCCAAGCCAAGGCACCGTCTGAAATTTTGACACGCCCGCTGCGGCGTGAAGACCTGGTATGCCTTATCTGCCCGCGCTGAGATCCGCCAAACCGAAATCTCCATCTTCGACGAGATCGGTTATTACGGCGTCAGCGCCAAGCAGTTCATCGGCGACCTCAAGCGCGTCCCTGCCGATCACGAGATCGTCCTCAAGATCCACAGCCCCGGCGGTGAAGTCTTCGACGGAAACGCGATCTTCAATGCGCTCAAGCGTCACCCCGGCGGCGTCACCGTCCAGATCGAAGGTCTAGCCGCCTCGATGGCCACCGTCATCAGCCTCGCCGGTGCGCCGGTGAAGATGGCGGCGAATGGCTTCTACATGATCCACAACCCGTGGGGAGTCGCGATGGGCGATGCCGACGAGATGCGCGATCAAGCCGCACTCCTCGAGAAGATCCGCGAAGGCATGA